AATACACCTGCGCCCAAAGGTCCAAAAGTCCGTTCGGCGCCGGCGTGCCGGTCAGCCCCAGCACGCGCTGAATCTTCGGCCGGACGCGCCGCATGGCCTTGAACCGGTTGGAGCTCGGATTTTTAAAGCTGCTGAGCTCGTCCAGCACCACCATATCGAACGGCCACGCCTGTCGGTAATGATCGACAAGCCATTGCAGATTGTCCCGGCCAATCACGTAGATATCCGCCGGCGTCGCCAGCGCTCGCAGCCGCTGCCGCTCCGTCCCCAGCACCGTCTGCACCCGCAGCAGTCGGAGGTGCTCCCACCGCGCCGCCTCATCCGTCCAGGTCGCTTCGGCGACTTTCTTCGGCGCGACGACCAGCGTTTTTCTCACGTTGAACCGGTTGTACATGAGATCGTTGACGCCAGTCAGCGTGATTACCGTCTTGCCGAGACCCATGTCCAACATGAGTCCGAGAATCGGATCGGTCACGACACGGTGGATGCAGTACCGCTGGTAGGGGTGGGGGGTGAAGATCTCTCGCGCCGTCACGAAAACAGACCCTCCTGAATGGCGTAGTCCAGTATCCCCTCTTCAAGACATTCCAGCATGCTGTCGACCTTCTCCTTGCTGTCAATCACCAGCACCGCGCACCCCAGGTCCCGTAAGCGGTCGTGTTGGTATAGCTGCAGTGCGGTCGGCTTCCTGCCCGGTGCTTTCAGCTCGACGAATACCACCCGACCCCCAGGCATGATCACGATCCGGTCCGGAACGCCATTGTTGCCGGGGCTGACCCACTTCATCGCCGCTCCGCCGGCTTTGCGTACCTGATCCCGGAGGTAGGTCTCGATCGCTTTCTCTCTCACCGCTCAAACCTCCCGCTGTTACTTTCTCGCGCACGCGCGTATGTTATGTCCGCGTTCAGGCGCGTTAGGCGTGCGCGTGTACGCTCTAATATCTCTATTTCTCTCTTTTTACCTTTTATATAGAAAAGAAAGTTACAAAGTTACAAAAGGTCTGAAATCCCAATCGTGGCGCGGTTTCCTGGCTGTAACCTTGGGTGTAACTTTGGTGTAACTTTCTTGTCGAAGGTTACAATTTCCGTAACTTTCCAGTTACAAGGTTACAAGAAGGTTACAGAGAAAGTTACAGCCCGACCTCGCGGTAAAAACCTTTTTGCACCCCGTATGGACCGCACCGGATAGGCGCCGCCTTCCGGCTCCATCCCGGCAGCCGCGCCAGAATGTTGTTGATCTCGACAGTCTCTGCCCGCCTCAAATGCTTCAGCTCACCACCGAAACACTCGACCCATATTTCAGCTGCGCAGACTCGATCCCTTGGTACCGTCTCGCCTTCTCCCCGCCCGAACTCGGCCGCCCAATATAGGCGCCTCGCAGCGATATCGCGTTTTTCCCAACCTGGCGGCACCGGCCGTTCCACGAATTCGCGGATCAGGCCCTCCTTGGCGTTGCCTTCGCGGTGCTCTTCCTGTTGCTGCTTGGCGATCTCCGCCGCCTCGCCGGTCAGGTAAAGGGGCTCACCCTGTTGCCAGTACACGACGGCCTCCGCGTAAATCTGGTCGACTTCCTGCTCCAGGTCGTTGAATACAGACTTTTTTGGCGGATGCAGCCCAACGTCGACCGGCCAAAAACGCCGGTTGCCGGTCGCGTCGCGGAGAAATTCGGCGTCATTGGTTGTGCCCCAGAAGACGCACCGCCTCGGATACGCCGTCGTCCGCCGGCCATACGGCTCCCGGTATATGTCCTCCGTGCGGCTGAGGAACTGCTTGATGGCGCTCGTCTCCGATCGGTTGAACCCATTGAGCTCTCCGATCTCATTGATCCAGATGCCCTGAATGAGCTCGCTGGCCTCCTTGCCCTCGAAGGTCGTGAGGCTGTCCGAATACCATTTGCGCCCGAGGATCCGGAGGAAAGTCGACTTGCCGATGCCCTGCGGCCCAGCGAGGATCGGCATGCTGTCGTACTTTACGCCTGGTTGCATGGCGCGGGCGACGGCTGCGACAACCGCCTTCCGGGCGACAGCCCGCGTGTACACGTTGTCCTCAGCGCCGAGATAGTCGATCAGCAACGTGTCGAGCCGCGGCACTCCGTCCCAGGTGAGGGATCGGAGATACTCCTGCACCTCGTTGTAGCTGTGCCGGTGGGCGACGAGGGCGGTCGCGTCGAGCACCTTTTCTTTGCCCGTTATGCCGTAGGCGCGCTCCAGGTAGTGCCGGAGGCCGGCGTCGTCGATGTCCGTCCATTGCCGGCGCTCCGGGCGCGGGTCCCACGGCAGCGGGCCGAGAGCCATGCCGCGGACGGCAAACTCGTCATAGGCGATCTTGCCGTGGAGCAGTGGGTCGTGCTCCAGGATGATCACGATATTGTCGATCGTCTTCGCCGGCCGGCCCGTGGTCGGGCTGAGCTCCAGCAGGCGAATCCAGTCCGTGCTCTGCCCTGCCGGCTGCTCGCCGGCGGCCTGCCCGGCGTCGACCGGCTGCGCGCCGCTGGTTGGCTGCAGCGAGCTCTGAAACGCCTCGACTGCGCGCTCGTATCGCTCCGCTTGCATGGCGGCTGCCACGCCTGCGTCCTGCAGCGCGAACGCGACCATTGCGCTGTAGCTGGGCAGCCGGTTCGTCGGCGTGCCCGGGGCCGCCTCGTCGTCCAGGTCGCCGAACTTGTGCAGGCGCACGAGGTCAAAGGCGTTAACCAGGCGGCCGCTGCACGGGTCAGTGGCGTGGTGGCTGTACAAGAATTTGCCGTCGTCGTACACCACCGCGCCGCCGGTCGTGGAGCCGGCCGCGTACGTCCAGCGTGCCGAGTCCTCTGTTGGCGTGTAGACGCCCGGCAGGAAAGTCTCTATGGCCGTCAGCACGTCATACTGCCGGCAGAACGCTCCGACGACTCCCGGCTTGGTGTGCGGATCGCCTTGTTTGGCCGCCAGGCGGACGTGCTGGGCGTCGGCGCCCGGCACCTGCGGCCATTGCGTCCAGTCGCGCCAGTCCGCGTACAGCGCCAGCATGCCATCTGCGCTCAGGAACGGCTTGTCGCCGAACAGGAAGACATACTGGCTGTCCGCGCAGCAGCTCGGCCAGTACATGAGCCGGGTCGCCTGAAACGTCGTCGGGTCGCACATCTCGATGCCGATCATTTCGGCCAGCTTGCGCGCGATCGGCTCGTATTCGTCGGCCGTCACAGTGCGGTCGGTCGGCACGATCAAGCGCAGGCGCGGGCGGTCGGGCGAGTGCTTACGCGTGCTGTACACAGCATAGGCGCAGCCGAGCGACTCGATACGGCGCAGCACGATGTCCGTCTCAAATGGTGGAATAGCGTCCAGGTCGAGGGTGACCAGATCCCGGCCCTTGATTGCGTTTGCTTTACGCCGTCCACCGACCAGCTCGCCGCCCACAAAACCGCCGACGTCCTTGAGATCGTCCTGTTGACTCTTCGGCATTTTGAGGTACTCGGCGAGCGTCTCGGTGCCGCGTACAGCGGTGTGCAGACGCTGGACTAGCTCCGACCAATACAGCGTCTGCGCCGGCCAGCGCGTCGACTTGCGACTGCCGGATGAGGATATGATGATTTGACGGTCAAATTGCATCGCAAGCGACTCCTCTCAAGGGTTTAGGCGCTGATATCTGACTCTTTCACAAATACGCCGTTGACCATCCGGCCTTTGCGGTCCTTGATCTCTTCGTATGCCGCTTCAATGCACTTCTCAACATCCAGACCAAGCTGCAATGAGAGTACAGTTAGCGCTACGTACATGTCGCCGATCGCATCGATCACTTGAGACCTGTCCCTTACCGCCAGACCCCTGCACAACTCGCCGTACTCCTCGCCCAGTTTGAGCACTTGCTTGTAAGGATCAGCTATGTGCAGATTGCGATCCTGAGCCCATTTTTTAATCTTGCTCGTCACACTCTCCGTTTGAGGCTGTGTATGCCGTAGGATGAGTTGTTCGAGCTGCTTGGCCAAGCTTGACGGTGATTCTGGCGCTGCTGGATCCGGCTCATCTGCAGGCTGTGCTATAGGTTGTGTGTCAGAATCGGTGCCGGATTTCCTTACCGCTGCCATCAGCTCCAGTTCCCGCTCCTCCGCATCCTTTTCCTTGATACCCCACGTCTGCAGCTGGCGGTAAAATGCCTGAGAGCTGCTCTTATAATACTCCTTCATAATCTCCGTGCGTCCTTTACCCTGCAGTCTCAACTGCAGATACTGCTCCTTTGTCAACGTACCCATATGCTTTTCCTCCCTTATCAGTATCCCGGTAGCTCGATACCGTTCGAGCTCCTCGGGAGTCAATTTGTAGGTGATAACCGGCCCGGATCCGCACGACCTTTCTTCTACTACACGGCTCGGGACCGGCGTCCCAGTAGTTCTGTTCAAGAGACGTTCACCTCAATCCTTCATGTAAAAATCCGTCGTAAACCCTGCCGCCTCCAGCGGCAACCCCGGCGCCCACGGGATCGGCTCGCGCATGAGCTCCAGCATCTCCTCCAGATGGTCGCCCTCTACCTCCGCCACGACCTCGTCGTGGACGTGCATGACGATCTCAAAACCGGCCGCGTCCAGTTTCACCATAGCGTTGGCGAGACAATCCCGGCTGATCGCCTGGACTATGTTTTCCGTCAGCTTCCCGCCGTACGTAGAGAGCACCGTCCACTTGCCGCCCTCGGTGCCGTAATAATGCACCGCAGGACGACGGAACTGGTTTTCGACGATGTGCGGCTGCGGATAGTAAAGCTTCCGGCCGCTGTGCAGCCGAATCGTGAGAAGATCCTGCCCGGTCCGGCTGTCCATTTCCCGGGCGATCACCAGCCCGCGGAGCCCCACAGCCTCCCCGGTTTGGACGGCATGCAGCGCTGCGGCCTCGATGCTGCGCCAGAACTCCGTGATAGCACGGTTGGCATTGCGCCACCGCTCCACGATCTCCGGCAGCTCTTCCTCGGTCAGTCCTTGGTCAAGTGCGCCCATTGCGATGAGCGCCCCGGGACCGCCCTGGTATCCAAGCGCGAGTTCTGCGACTTTCCCCTTCTGGCGCAGGTCCGAGCCTTTGCCTATCTGCTCGATCGGCACACCGAACATTTGCGATGCCGACGCCTCATAGATTTTGCCGTGCGTCCGGAATACGTCGATCCGCCACTGTTCGCCGGCAAGCCATGCAAGGACGCGCGCTTCAATCGCGGAAAAGTCGGCGACATGCAGGCAGGTGTGTGGCCGGGCAATCAGCGCCGTGCGGATGAGCTGCGAGAGCGTATCGGACAGGCTGCCATAAAGCAGTTTCAACGCCTGCGCATTTCCCCGGGCGGCCAGTGTGCGCGCCAGCTCGATCGCGGGCAGGCTGTTTCGCGGCAAGTTCTGCACCTGCACCAGCCGGCCAGCCCATCGTCCCGTCCGGTTCGCGCCGTAGAACTGAAATAGCCCGCGGATCCGCCCATCGTCACATACTGTCTCGCGCATGGCGGCGTATTTTTTGGTGCTGCTCTTCGACAGCTCCTGCCGGATCTCCAGCACCCGCCGCGCCTTTCCCGGCTCAAGCCGGTCAATCATCTTCGCAACGGTACCTTTCCGGAGATCGGCCACTTCCTCGCCAGTTTCTTCCTCCAGCCATTGAGTGAGCTGCTGGACGCTCTTCGGGTTTTCAATATCGGCGAGCTGCACAGCTTCGGCCACAAGGTCGGCGGTTTCCCTGTCGAGCATCCGGATCGCCGACTCAACGAGCTGCCGGTCACATTCCACACCACGCTCGTTGATGCTCATGTCGAGTCTCCATAGCGCCCATTCCTGCTCCGGCACTGGAAAGGCATCGAGCTTCTCGGCGATCGCCACCTCAGCCATCACGTCGCCGGCGCAATACTGCTTGAAAAGCTCCCATTTATCAGGCTCGTGGTGCGGCAGCGTGCGCGTCCGGCCCCCGTTGGCTTTCGTCGGCTGGCACGGCACACAGAACGTCCGAATCAGCGCGCCGCCGACGGACATCTTCCGCTTGTCCTGCGGCAGGCCCAGCGCCTCGCCGGCCGCCGCCAAGCTTCCCGGGTAGCCGCAGTAGTAGGCGTGGATCATGCTACATTTCCATTGGTCCAGCCAGGTGAGCGGATCGATCAGGCCGAAATGTTTGCTAAGACAATACCACTCAAAAGCCGCATTCCATGCCCGCTTTTCGACAGCTGGGTCGCGTAACGCTTCGATGATGTGCGGCGGGATCGCCTCACCTTGCGCGAGATCGACAACTTGTACTGGTGATCCATCGAGACTGTATGCAAACAGCAGCACGCTGAAATCGTGGGCCTGCACATATCTGTACAGGCCCGATTTCTTGATGTCGACGCTGGAATACGTCTCGATGTCGATGTTTAGCCGGCGCATCAGATCCCGTAGATGCCGCCGCCCAGCGGCTGCCCGGTGATCGGGTCAATTTGCTGCTGAGGCGCTTGCTGCGGCACTTGCGGCACCGGTTGTTGGCCGTATGCCTGCGGAGCTGCCGGCGCCGGAGCGGCACCGAACGCATCTGCCGCCGAGACGCGGCCGCCCAGCGGCTCGCCGTCGCGCAGGATCTGCACCGGACCGAGGCCGGCAGCGATGCCGCGATTCCCAGATTGGGAGTACGGGAAAAAGTTGATGTGCACCCGGCCATAGACGCCGCTATAGACCTTGGACTGGTCGATGATCGGATTGAGCTGCGCGTCCACGATTTCCGGCCGCTGTTTGCTGCTGGCCGTAAACACCCAATGCCCGCGGCACTCCGGCCCAAACGGCTCGCCGCTCGGACGCACGCCGTCGCCGTCGTGGATCGTCGTTTTGAGCGGCGGCCGAGCACCGTTCCACTTCTGCGCGACGCCTTGCTCATAGGCCGCCTGGATTGCCGCTTGAATCCGGTTGTATGTCGCCGTGTCACTCTTCGGCAGCAGGATCGTCACGCTGTACTTCGGCTCTCCACCCTGTTGCGCTGCACGCGGTTGAAACAGATTGACATAGCTCAGACGCACTTCACCGGTAACGACACTCGTTGCACTTTGACTCATTGATTGATCGACTCCTTATCGTGTGATTTATTGAGCATCGGCGAATACCGCCGCTGCTTTCGAATATGCCGGCCGCCTGTCTTCTACCGGCGCCAGCGTCGGCTTGCCGGGCTCTTTCACGATGAGCCCAGGCTCTTCGAGCAGCTTTCGATACTGCTCTTTCCCCAGCGCCTTCTCAATTTGCGCCACTGTGAGCGGCCGTCGTTCGTATAGGATCGCCTCGTCGATGCCCGCGGCCTTGAGTGTGCCGAACGCCTCGTCAATGTTCGTATAGACCCGAGAACCGCGACCTTCGACCGCCTTCCAGCCGGGCACCTCGCCGCCGTCGAGGATGTGCGAGAGCGCCAGTTCTTTCAGATCGTTGTACCAGCTGACGAGGCCCTCAGCCTTCCGCAGCACCTCGCCGACCTCGTCCCATCCGATGATGGGCGGTTTGTGTGGCGCAAGCTCAGCCGCACTGAAGAATTGTTCGATCCGCGCTCGGCACGTTTCGCGCGCCCGGCAGAATCCGCAATGATCGCCGACAACGAACTCGCCTTTGCCCTCATAGGCCAGCTGGGCTTTCGGCATCACCTCCTCGATCGCCCAGCGCTCCAGCTCTTCGACGGTGATCTCGTCTTCCTGCGGTTCGTCGTACACCTTGGGCTGGATGATGGCCATCCGGATCCGTCGGACCGGGAAGATTCCGGCAACCGCCCGGAGCGCGCCAAGCGCGTACAGGCGCATCTGTTCGTTGCCCTGGATCGGCACAGGCTTGCCCTGTCCTGTCTTGAGATCGACGATCACCATCAGATCGTCACCGACCGCGATAAAGTCCGCCGTGCCGAAACCCTCCGGCGCTACGTGCGAATAGTCGACCCGCTGCTCGATCAGCACGTAAGGCCGGGAGCTGAATTGCATCTCAACCGATTTGCAGTAGTCGACGAACGTGTCGACGATCTTCTCCAGCTCCTGGCTGTAATGCTCGTTGGCCTTGAACTTTTTCATGATCGCAGCGAATTTCTGCGGCCCGATCGGCTCGATGAAATGCTTCCGGAGCTTTGCCTCTGCCATCTCGTGGCCAAGCGTTCCGGCATCGGAATAGCTTGTCCGCCGGTCAGGAAGCGTCTCTTCCAGGCGCGCGCTCGGCGTGCAGTGCAGCCATCGATGGGCGCCGCTGGCGGAGAGGAGCGCGTGGCTCCGCTCCGCGTGTGAAACAACCGTCATATCTTTGCTCCCCTTTGTCGCAGGACGGCCGCATATTCAGCGTAGCGCTCCTTCGGCAATTGGTTGAGTGCCTGGATGCCGAACTGGCTGAACAGCTCGAAGATGTTTTGCCCGGCTTGCTGCAGCTGCATGGTCGCGGTGGCGATCTGGTTAAAGTCGTATGTCGGTGCCGCCGTTGGGGCCGCGGCAGGCTGACTGACAGGTGCAGGCTGTTGGACTGCAGGCTGCGCGATAGGCGCGGACTGTTGCGCTAAAGGAGCGGCAGGAGTTGTTGGCGCCTGGGCGACTGGCGGCGGCACTGTAGCTTGCCCGGCAGGCGGCTGTGGAGTAGTCGTATTGATTGGCTGGATTGGTTGATAGGACTCTACCGTCGACACCTGCACATCAGCGATGTCATCTGTCCGCATACCTGCGAGTGTGCTGGCGGCGTCCTGCATGAGTTGCCGCAATTCATCGGCATTATTAGCTGCGATCGTAATGGTAATAGGCATAGATGATTTCCTCCTTCATGGATTAGAATGGTTAGGATTGCTTAAGCTTGTCGACAATCAACCCCGCACACCCCGGACAGATCCTTTTATCGCCGAGCTCCGCATACTTGTCAGCCACTGTGCCGCACAGCGTGCAGCCGTCGGCAGGCTTGTACTTGCGCAGGATGATCTCCTCGCCAGATGTAAAGATCTCGACCGGGTCGTTAGGGTTGATGTTGTACACGCGGCGCAGCTCTTTCGGGATGACGATCCTGCCCAGCTCGCCCACCTTGCGCACAATGCCGGTTGCTTTCATGCTCATTAGTCGTTCACCTCCGGTATTTTGATGCCGAGAACATCACTGAGAATCAACTTGATAGCTTCTTGTTGGCCAAGAGTCATGTTGCGGTAATGCTTGCGTATCCGATTCTGCTGTTCCAGCGTAATCGTCACCGTGATCGGCTTGTCGACGATGTAGCCGTAGCGGAGGGCGTCGGCGAGAAGAAAAGAGTTACCAACTCTATCAACAAACGTAAAAAGGATATTCCAATAAGGATTTTCTGATTCTACTGCATCATCTCGGCAGGAGAACCACAAGATATAGTCATCTTCATGTTTTTCCGCCCGCAGCGCCTCGATCGCCTCGGCCACTGCGCGGGGCAGCCTAACCTTGTTTTGTGTCACTCTCTTTACCTCCCTTGCCCTATGTGGTAAGATAGGGCTGATAATATGTTTAATTCTTAGCCACCGTTGCCGCGGTGGTTTTTTCTTGATACGAGACAATCGCCTGAGAGATCGTCCGCGTCGCAAACCACTCTCGCGCCTCTTTCGTGATGAGCTTGGCGCGCCGATCCGCATCACAGACCTCGCCGATCCAAAATACTTCCGTGTTTACCGCCTCCATTTATCGTCACCTCCTTCACCTTCATCAGCTCTACCTCTACCCGCTTCTCTGCCGCGCACAGCTGATATATCGCGATGTCGATGTGATCGGGATCCGCCTGCTCAAACTGCAGCCTAGCGACATGCCAGGCTTGCAATGCGGCTTGATAATCAGTCCGTGACATTGATACCGGCCTCCTCAATCTCCGGCGTACACTCCGGATCCGTCAGTACTTCATAGATCTGTCTCAGATCCTCGATCTTTACCACCAGATCGACATGCCGCGGGTTACGTGCATCCTGCAACTTGCGTCTTGCGACTTCCAGCTTAGCGATCGCTTCTTCGAGCTTGACTACCGCCTCCCTGGTCAGCTTGCCTTTAGTTGGCATTGCTTATCACCTCACAATCAGATAAATGAGTCCTATCACAGACCCTACTACCGCATAGATCAGCAGTGAGACCAGGCAGCCCCTAAACACCCCTAGACCGTCATCGTGCATGGCTCTGTCTCCCTCCTCCATCGTGCCTTATAGCCCCTCAGTGTTGACGGCTTGATGCCGTACAGCTCCGCGATCTCTCGATCGCTGTAACCGGCAGCGCGTCTCTCATCGTAAAGCTCTGCGGTGATTAGCTGGCGGCTTGTCGGTCGATCGCGCCGGATCCGCGATGCCGTCTCCAGCTCCGCTGGCCAGACCACGACGGGTACGTCTTTGACTTCGTGCGGCTCTCCGAGATCTTGCGCATATTTGTAAGATGCAATCTGATCAGGGCTGAGGCGCCAAATCTTTGTTAGCATGATGAGACCTCCCCTACATAGATAAGCTCTGTGATCAGGTGACCATCCACCCGCTTCACCTCGCGCCGGTAGCCTGGGACGGGCGGAATTGCTTCCGTTGACCACACTCCCGCGCGGTTGAGTAGCTCGGACAGCCCGTGCGGTACAGGGATGGTATGACCGTCGAGCTGCATACCTGTTATGGTGATTTTCACGTTGTTCGAACCTCCTTACTGCGCGTATTTTTGGTTCAGCAGCCGCAGTATCGCGGCTTTGTAGTCCTGCTCCATTTCGGCGATCTCTTCTGCCGAATAGACGGTTACCTCGCCGTCCATCTCCACGATCGCGCCGCCGTCGGGAAGGTCGGTGATGCGGATGTTATCCATTGCTTCTCACCAACTCGATCAATTTTTGCCGTCCTTTCTCGTAATACCGGAAAGACGGTACTTGCTTGTCGCTGTACGGCGATTTGTCCAAGACTGTGATTCCATACTCCGGCGTTTTCAACCCGTGCGCATTGGCGATTTTGCCTATTTTGTTCGCCGTAACGCCAAGTTCCTTGGCGATCTCCGTCGCGGTGTAGGTTTTTTCGATCGGAGGTCGGTACTCCGTCGGCTTGTCAATCAAATGTTCCAAAGCGTTGACGTTGAGCAGTTCGACAGCGATCGGCGATAACGTTTTGTTTTTCTGCATTTCCAGGATGAGTTTTGCTTGTCGCGTGCGAGCGTTGATGAGCATCGCTTCCGCGCGGACTTGCTGGATTTTAAGCTTCGCGTCTTCAGTTGTCGGTTGTACAAGCACGGTTTCGCCGCGACGCAGGGATTTCAGCACTTTCCGTACCCATGCTCGAAACTCACGTGCAACCTTTGTTTTTGAAAGCATCGTGACTTCGTAGATGCCGTCTTCGGTGAAAATGCGGGTTTCTTGCTCCGTACCCCCTACCCACAATTTGTGGGTACTTGAGAACTCTGGGTCTTTCAGGTATTCATTCCGACTGATGATATTTTCGATTCCCGATTTGCTGGCATATCCAAGCGCTTGAGCAAGCTGAGCGATTGTCATAAACACCTCGCCATTCTCATTGCGCCAGAAGTCGCATTGAACATTTCCGAATTGCTCGGATTTAACGATTGATAGTTGCATTGGTTTGGCTCCTCCTTTCTTTATGCCGAACTACAGATTTTCTGTACTTCGGGTTTAAAAAAAATTATCTGGTCGATACTTAAATTAACAATTTCTGCGAATCTGGCGGCGGAATCCATCCTAAACACTTTCCGGTATTTCTCATATTGAATGTACGTTTTTTCCGACATGCCAAGCTTCGCAGCAATCTGTACCTGTGTCATACCCGACAGAAGTCTGGCTTGTTCGATAGTGAACTTCACTATTATCACCTCCTGAAGATACTATACTACAGATTTTCTGTACTTGCAAGACGATTTTATAAAAATTTATTCACGATAGGTAGGTTCGATAAAAAATACAGTTTTTCTGTACATTTTTACTCATATGTGTTATAGTAGTTTTGTGAAAGGAGTGTTTATAGGGTGAGAGTAGGGGACAAGATTAAAAAGTTAAGAAAAAGTAAAGGGCTTACTCAAGCTCAATTAGCGAAAATGCTCGATGTGGTTCCAACAGCGGTATCCGCATGGGAACGCAACGAAAACAGACCCTTGATGGACAAACTTACGATCATTGCTGAAATATTTGATGTACCTGTACAAACGTTTTTTGACGGTGATGATTTCAAATCGCAAAACGTAAAACTGGTAATACCTTTAATCGGCACCATCTGCGCCGGCGACGGCTTGCTCGCGGAGCAAAACATCGAAGAATACATTTATTACCCGTTCCGAACTAAACGCCAACCAGACTATGCCTTGCGCGTTAAAGGTGACTCCATGATTGGCGCAGGCATCGAAGACGGCGACATTGTATATATGAGACATGCGACATGGGCTGACTACAACGGACAGATTGTAGCGGCTCTTATCAATGATAACGAAGAGGGGACCCTGAAACGCATCCGTTGGTCTGCCGATTCGCCGCTGATTCGGCTGGAACCGGAGAATGATGAGTACCAGACCATCGAAGTTGCACCCAACCAGGTCACGATCTGCGGCGTGTATATGGGACATTTCAAACCGGAGAGGGAGGCATAGATGATGAGGGCGGCTCTCTATTTGAGAGTATCAACTCAAGAGCAGGTTGATAACTACAGTATCGAGGCGCAGCGCGAGCGCCTCGAAGCATACTGTAAGTCTAAAGGATGGACGATCTACGACATTTATGTAGATGGCGGATACTCCGGCGCAAATATGGATCGTCCAGCTTTACAGCAGATGCTATCCGATCTGCCAAATATCGATGTTGTGGTAGTCTATCGTTTAGACCGTTTGTCCCGCTCCCAGCGTGATACGCTAACACTTATCGAGGATTATTTTTTAAAAGCAGATGTAGATTTTGTGTCGATCACTGAGACACTCGACACATCAACGCCGTTTGGCAAAGCTATGATCGGGATCCTGTCCGTTTTTGCTCAACTTGAGCGCGAAACGATCACCGAGCGGATGCGTCTAGGTCAGATCAAACGCGCGGAAGAGGGGCTAGCTGCGATGGGCGGTGACTATGATCCCGCCGGTTACGCTCGACAAGATGGCAAACTGATCATCAAACCGGACGAAGCGGAACACATCCGCACCGCGTTTGATCTCTATGAGCAGCTACTGTCCGTCACAAAAGTGCAGCGAGAGTTAAAACGACTCGGGTACCCTGTGTGGAGGTTTCGGCGCTATCGAGACATACTATCAAATAAACTGTATTGCGGATATGTTAGCTATGCTGGGAAATATTATAAAGGTCAACATGAACCAATAATCAGCGAAGAACAGTTTGAGCGAGTGCAAGTGTTACTCTCCAGGCATAAGGGGCATAATGCTCACAAAGCAAAGCAAAGTTTATTCTCCGGTCTTGTACGGTGCGGCCGGTGTGGGGAGCCGTATGTGTCATACCACACATCTAAGAGCAAGTACGGGGTGTATCGGTACTATATATGCCGTGCTAAGCGTTTTCCATCGGAATACGAACGGAAATGTGAGAATAAGACGTGGAATGTAAAAAAGCTGGAAGAGATTGTGCAACATGAGTTATCCTTAATTACGCTCGATAAAGAGGTAGGACGACATAAAACAAAAGAAGTCGATTACAGTAAGCTGATTAAAAACGTTGATGTAAAGATAGAGCGCATACTAACACTCTACGCGGACGGGGAAATAGATCGATCCGCTTTGGACCGGCAAATCGAGAAGCTGAATGAGGAAAAGAACAAGTTGCTCCAGGAACAAAGAAACCAGGATGCAGCCAAAAAGAAACAGATCACTAAAGAAGAGTTAGACAGATACAGAATAGACCTTACGGGGGCAGACTTTGCAGTCAAGCAGGCGATTATTGAAAAACTTATAAAATCCATAACCATTAACGGCAAGTCAATCTCCATTGAGTGGCGTTTTTAATTGCGCCATTTTTACGTATTCATTTTTGGTCACTGTGCTAGCTGACCATGAATACGTAAAATAAACAAAAAATCCCCCGCAGCGGTGCTTCCGCATACGGGGGATTTTGATTATTGACCAATATCGCTTCTCTCGATCCGCCAGATGGCTTGTCCTGTCGTGAACGGATCGGAAAAAATAAATTCATAGTAATCAGAATCAGGAACGTCAAATGCAACTTCACCGCGCATCTTTCGCCCAGGCGCGACTTCTCCGTCTACAGATCCTTTAGCATCGATATAGATGGTCGGAGTGTATGTATAGCTATCTGCGTCCATAAGCTCTATCTGCAATAGAGTGGATACTGCCTCTGACTGGTCTCCGACATTTTCAATTGTCATATCGATCACCAGGAACTTGTCATTATCGGGCGATAGAAATTCAGCTTCCTTTACCTCGGTGGCGGCATTCAATGTGATCTTTAGATTGTCGAATTTGACTGTATCGCCTACTTGAAATATCTCGGGAGTATTGGTTGTTTGCGAAGCAGTTGATGTCTGAGTGGTTGCGCTTGTATCAACCTTCTCAATTGTTGATTCGGAGCAGCCAGCCAACAAAGCTAGAGCAGCGATGATACCTATAATCTTTTTCATAGACCATAACCCCTCCCCTAATACTCAAAATCCCCACGGCGGTGCTTCCTGCTCGTGAGGCTGCCGGTTGTCCCGGACAACATCAATATAGCAACATTTTACAATAATCGTCAACCCTTGCGATGATACGATACAGTCAGTTTGGTAGACTCGATAAATTTCACAATTTGTTCGCATGTGTTCGTATTTACATATGTAAATACACGTGATATTATAAAGACAAGAAGAACGAAGGAGATGATCAAAATGAAGTTCACCTTTACCTGCGGACACGTCGAGGACATCCGAGTAACAAGCAAGGATCACATGCTTGAGATGAAAGGGTACGCCGCAAGCAGCAAGTGCAGCACTTGCACTAAGATCGACCTTGCGGCAGCACCTCGCAAAGAGCAGTTGACACTCCCGAAGCTCACCGGATCGGAAAAGCAAGTTGCCTGGGCAGAGCAGATCAGGGGAAAGGTCGTCCAACAGCGGGAGGCGGTGCTGGAGAAGATGCAAAGTGTCAAGCCTACGGGCATCTTGCTTGAAGGCAAAGCATACCTCGCCGGGTACATCGCGCATCAGCTCGACAAGTACATCGAGACCGAGACCGACGCTGCGACCTGGATCGACACCTTCAAGACCTTGACCTCACAATTCGCCAAGCATCCTGACTGGGTTAACGTCATCGGCGGCATGATCCAGCGTAGCGACCTTTTCGACCTCGACACGGAAGGCGTCAATTTCCTGTATGCTGTAGCAAAGGAGGGTAAAAAATGAAAAAGATCCCGCGCACATTCCGCGTCCCGGCTGACCTGGTCGAGCGCTTCGACCAGGCGGCCGAATCAGTCGGAATCGACCGCACAGAGGTTGTCGTCCAAGCCATCCGCGAATTTGTAGAACGCGTCGAAGCTGGCGGCTTCTGGAACACGGATAAGCCGGTAACGGTTACGGAACTTTACGCTCCTGAGCTCGGGAAGTGCGAACTCAGCAAGAGCGTACTGGTCGACGAGGACAGCAGACCGATCACAAAGCTCTACACGTCGCTTAAGGTGCTGAATCACGAACGAACGGCCATGATCGACGGCGATGCAGTCAGGTACGACATTGAGCGAGCATACGCCGACATCGACTTTAAGGCTCGGAAGTGTAAGGTCAAATACTCGGTGTGCTGGATTGGCGGCCTCATCGAGCAGCGAACTGCAGAGTTCGCAATCGACTGGAGCTGGACAGATCGTGAATATGACGTTGCGCTCAACGTTTTCCCTGTGTAAGCCGATACACATAGTAGAGCCCGCCTGACGATGGCTGCCCGGTCAGCAGCCGAAACGCCCTCCGGGGCGTCGCGGAAAGCCGCAAATAAAATCAAGGAGGAATGGGTTTTGATCACACAAGAGGAAATCAGGAAAAGCTACAACCACTATCTCAAGTGGTACGCAGAACCTGGCAAGACGCTCACCTATGAAGAGTTTGAGAAGAGGGAGATCGAGCGCTACAAAGAAAAGCAGAAAGAAAATGAGATTATCATGGAGATCGCATCAAAAATCACGGTCTATTCAGATATTGTCAATCGCTTTGACGGACCATACCTTCACGAGCTCGAGGATCAGCTGTATATGACGTACAGAAAGCACTATAACGAGCTGGACGAAAAGTGTCACACCGCCCATTTTAGCGGTGACAAGGAGCTGGCTCTGGGCTACGCTCGGCAGTGCTCCGCACACAGGGCAGCCTTTCTGGACGCCTACAATAGGGTGCGAAGCCAAAGAAAAGCTCAAGGCAAAAGAAGACCAATTGTGGCAGAAAACGTCTACGATGATGACAAGCCAACCACTCACCATTTATACTTTTGAGCATAAAGTAAAAGGCACCACGCTATGCGTGGTGCCTCAGCCCCGAGACTTCGGGGAGCATAGGATCCGCTGAATCTTTAACAACAATCCAGACGGATCACCCCCGCTGCTGCGGGGAACATCATAGAACTACTAGAATAATAACATATAATGTGCCAGTACGCAAGCTGCCCCGGCCCAGCCACACGGCCAGACGGGGGATTAGTTATTCGCTAGGATCGTCAAGGATCTCGATTGTCATGTCTGACTCTGTTTCCTCGACTTTTTGCCACTTACTAGATTGCGTATTGGGATGATACGCTTTATCTTCGTCGTCCCACACCTTATTGACAGTCACAATATGCATTTCAAACAACCCCTATCACAATAAACTCGTCAACCTTTGCCTCGGATGAGTTTATCGCTATGCCGTGTTTCGTAGCGCCTACGTTAAATGTGTCTATCACGTCAAATACCAGGTTGTCATTTACGAAGCATTTGATGGAATCACCATTTAACACTACCTGCATAACATCACCATCTTGAGGTGCATATGCGTTGTTGTTGCCAATCAGGGTCGCAGTGCCGGAGACAAAACGATACAGCCGAAAATGACCACTTTCCATCTGAAAAGTGAAATAGTTCTGAGCGTCCGTAACACGAAAGGCAATCCTCGTACCCGGCCTTATGACAGGCACGGATAGTGATATTCTGCAGTTCGAAACGCCTGTTTGTATTACCGATCTGGCGTTCGATGTGCCGTTGGGGTTAACAACATGGCCTCCGTTAATGACAAGGTTCCCGAAGATATTCTCCCAGGATTGACCCGTCGGTGCTACACCAAGTTGGCCGTCCGCTCTATCAAATCCGTCGTACACGATCGCCTTGTCTATCCGTATAGGGGCTTGCTTGACCTCGTCACCAATAATGTACACACCGTTATTTAGATCTAGCGGAAATTCAGCCCCTCTCCGTCTCCGTATAATCTCCATCTCCGCTCACCTCAAAAATAGGATACTTGCAAGACAGCCGATCCGCCCACCGCAATCGCCCTAAACTTGCGCAGCTGGTCAGCACAGTCCAGGCGCAGGACGTCCTTATCGTATAGCAGGTGCCCCTCTGTGTATGTCGGATCGCTACCGTCAACCCAATAGCGCGTATCACCCTCTACTGTGATCATCGCAGCCTTGGCTTTGACAGGGATGTCAACCAGGCCGACTGAGCTGCTGCTGACAGTCAGCGTCTCGTGCCCGATACACTTTGCCCCGGCCAGTCGCACGTTTGGCATCGGCTTTCCGTCGTCAGCATTGACCGTGTGAGACGTGGCGTAATATTTGGACATTCATTATATCCCCCCTTTGCATATATGGTGTGCCGCCCGGCGCATGCCAGGCGGGGAATTGCTCATCTACCCAGCGCCCTGTACAGCATAACCCAGACCTCTTCCCGGGTCACAGGATCCTGCGGCCGACTGCCGTCGGTGATGCCTCGCTCAACCGCCCATGCTCGAGCCTCTGCAAACTCCACGCGCCAGCTGGGAGCCGGCTGCTCAGGCGGCCTGTATGCGTACCCCGCATACTGACAAAACGCCCTGACAGCTGCCTCGGCATACTCGCGCCAGTGCTGCTCGAGCAGATCCGCGTCAGCTGCGTTGGTAGCAAAACCGTACTCAACAATCACAGTCGATACACTGCCGGTGTCACGGTGCATATAGTAATAGTCAGCTTGTGAATTGTTATCCAGGGCCTTGCAAAAGACCCTGCGGCCAGGCATGCCTGCATCTTTGATCGCGTTATAGATCGCCGTGGCCAACTTGCCGTCGCTGTGGATACTGTGGATCGTCTCTACGCCGCGCGCGGACGAGCTGCTCGCCGCGTTGATGTGATTGCTGATGCAGTATTTAGCGCCTGACTCGCGCACGATCTTGGTGCGATCTGCAGGCGATAAATACACGTCTTTGTCACGAGTCAAGGCTACCGGAACGCCGAGCTGCTTAAAGCGCTCGTACTGGTACAAGCTGATTTGCAGCACAAAGTCTTTCTCAGCCCAGCGCTCGGTCGATCCGCCTCCGGGATCACGACCGCCATGTCCGGGATCGATAATGAGGGTCGGCTTCATTTTCCACCGCCCCCCTCGCCTTTACTCCGCAGCACCTCGACAGCCTTGGTTACCAGCGGAGGGATCGGCGCCCCGAGTCTGCCTGCGTTTTCAGTCAGGCTGAGCAGCTCGTTCGCTAGGTAGAAAAAGATAGCAGCATCCCGAAATAAGTGAGCCTCACCTAGTGCCGTATCGACCAGATGCGCAACCGCCACGATCGCGAAAATCATGACCTTTTTTGCAATACCCCACAACCCTACGTCACTCCGCAGCTTTCCCTCTTTCGCAGCCGCCAGCACGCCAGAGATATAGTCGATCACGACAAATGTGAGCAAGATGGATAGCAACGACGACCAACCTCCGAACAAATATGATGCTGCAGCTCCTGCCACGCCAACTAAACCTTTGATGAACGTCTCCATACTATCACTCTCCATTTGCATAATAAAAGAGAGCCCCGATCTGGAGCTCTCCACTGTTCTGTATAATCGTCCTTTCGTTTAAGATGCATCAAGCTCGGCCTGTACCGCTGCCCTCAGATGCTCCGGCACATCCTCGATTGTGATCTTACCGAGCCTGATCTGTAACGCTAAAAACTTAGCCACCTAAGATCACCTCCAGCAGCGCAGCCTCGAGTGCTTCGATCCGTTCCTTGTCTGTCACCGGAGCGGGCGCATCAGCAAGTCGCCACCCGTGATCCTCGCTGTATACGACTTCGCGCTCCTCGGTGTAC